TGTCATTTCTTCTCGACTAGGGCGTTTTCCCTTAGCCGCATAACCTGCATTTGCAAGAGCTCTGCCGATAGCCGAAGTCTCACAATTCTCCAGTGCTGAAGTCGAATTAACGCCTCGATCAGTAATTTTTTCTTCAGCGTATCCTGTTGTCCATGCAACGCTATCGCTCGCAGTCTTAAATAGATAAGCCTTGACAATGTATCTATCTTTCTCGCAAAGCTCCATCTCAGTTGAAATGCGGAAATCTGCATAGTCCTTAATAAACTTTTCAAGTCTCACCTCTACTGTCTCATAATCGGCTAAATTAAACATATAGGTCGTTCTCCTCTGTTGCTAGTTGCCCACCTAGACCAGCGTAGGATGCCATGTCGATCCAGTTGTCGATGTGCTGGGCTGACTGATTAGTTCTTGCAAGTTTAACCAAGACCATGATCCCTGCCACTTGATAGTCGTGTATCGGTGTCTGTAAGTATGCACTGAGGAGCATTGCTGTGTGCTGCAAGTTATCCGCAGGGTGACCATATGATAAGCCACGATCGCGGATCGTGTCGGTGGCTGATAGTAAGATTTCATTGGCTTTCATTCTTCCCAGAATTCCTGTCGGCTAAGGTTGCGACCTCTATGCCAACCTTCTCGAATGCCGCGTTCTTTACCCAATCTATAAGCATCTATTGCTATCAGTGTCATAGAGAATGCTAACCCTATGAAACAGATAAGCAATGCTTTTTCTATATTTGTCATACTGTTTCACCTACCAATTCATCTATCTGTAGAAGCGCAGCTAGATTGGCAGTAGTGAACTTAAATGACCAAAGATCCTTAATATCCTCAACATTTGCATTGTGAGCTTTACATATTTGATGGGTTGCTTTTAGGTCAGTGTCGTAGAAAATACCGATAATGCGACCATCTTGGATAATCTCAATTACGTTCATTTTTGTACCTATCTGTAGCAACGCCCTTGGTTGCTTACAGGAATAGAGTCTCATGCTGCTATGACAGGGTCAAGCATATTTAGGTAACGACTTGATAACGATTTCTAGGCGTATAACTTTCCGTAAAGGGTGAAAGATCCATCCTTGTTGATAGGCACTAGCATCGGGCTAACGCGATCTCCATGCGTTTCTATGACTGCCACGCTCATCTGCCAATTAGCACTGCCAGCCTTCAAATAAGAGGCTTTGCGCTTGTCCATGACATTCCCAGCCTCTAAGCCCCACAAAGTCCTGTATGAGGCTCCTATGCCCTCTGTGAAGGCACTGATGCCTGCTCTGTGGGTGTGTCCACAGACTACAGACTTGCCAAACTTACGCGCTAGACCAAGAGCTGTAAGTCCGGCATTGGTGTTCATCGATCCTTCATCACCATGAACTAAGACCCAGCCTTTGTGGAACTCAAAAGGTTTCTTGTGGAATCGGATGCCGAGTCCTGCAAAGTCCATAAACTTGGAGTATTCAAGCTCTGGGAGTCCAATGAGGCTAGGAGCGCGTAATAGCGTGTGGTAGAGCCTGTCTGTGTGATTACTTCGAGTGACATCTGTTGTGCCAAGTTCATAGAGAATATCCTGAGCAAGGCTTCTGTCAGCATCGAGCGTTCCTTCCCATTCTAATTTAGTGCCCTGTGCCCACTTGCTTTGTGATTGCATATCTAGCTCATCGCCTGTATTTAATACGAGGTCAAACTTCTCACGCTTTACTAACTTGATTAAATTCTTAACTGCTTGCTCATGGTGATAGGGAATCTGTAGATCCGATATGACCAGATAGCGTTTCTTAATCATCGTCCTCATCTTCGTAATCGCCCAGCTTCTCGGGCGGTACTCCATCAGGCAAGATCCAATGCGGATATGCTTGGGGTTCAGTAATCATAAACATGGCAATATCTTCTGCAAAGCCTGCTCTTTTAAGGCTGCAAAAATACTCATATAAGCCAATGCAGTAAGCATCTAATTTAGAGTAGCCTTGCTCCTCTAACGCCTTAGTTGCTTTTCTTGCCATGAGATAATTGTTACCTGTCTAGGAGTTGAATCACAGTTTCGACACGCGCTTCAAGTCTTGTCAATCTATCGTTCATTGACGATCCACCATTGGGTTTTAGTTCAGCAAGGTAATGCTTAACTAACCAGCGGATTGAACCTATAAAGGCAGAACCAATCGTGACAAGTGCTACTGCAAAACCTGCCCAGTTAAGGGCACTCATTACTTCTTTGTGCCGAGTGAACTATCGTTAGGCGATAGGTATCGCAAAACTGGTGGGATGATGGATGCAAGCCCAGCTGCAATAAGTGCTTTTGGATCTGTAATTCCTGCTGCATACATGGAAATTGCTGCTACGAGGAAGGCTCTCGCCCATGATCCTGCTGCTGTCTTTAGTTCATTCATTAGATGCTCCTAACATAGGTACTTGAAAAAAAGCCCCATCATCGTCAGCTTCTTTCGAAAACGAGATGTGACAGTGGTGGTTGTGTTTGTTAGCCCCTGTGTATTCTCGCCATGCCCAATTCTTTTTTGATGAGGCGATACGACCATCAAAGATAATGTAGGTAATGCGCTTTTCTCTTTTAGACTTGCATAAGAGACGAATCTGATCTGCAATATCTGGCATGAGATCTGGCTTGGACTTACCACTGACATCACGATCAACATCGAGGGCACGAACCCAGCCATTAGCATCGGGATTATGATCGCTAGGGCGAGCTGCGTGTCGGGTATCACCGACTGTGCCATCCGATGAGTGGTCACGATCTGGGAATGTGTCATCAAACTGTTCCCTTAATTGAATAACAGCTTTACTCAGTTGGTACTTCATCGATAACCTCTGGAGATATAAATATGTCAAGAACTGGATCGTAGGTAAAACCTACTCCAGCATAAGTACCGCGACACTTGTTATTGTATGAGGTGCGCTTGCAGACCTGACCTCTGAAGTTTCCATACCAAGTTTCTGGATCTAGACCTTCTATAGTTTCAGTTTCGTCAATACCAGCAATGACTTCAGTAACAATGTTGTTTTCATCTAAGAATGCGTAATGTGCCATTATGCCCAGCTCACATTTCCAGTACCAGCAGTAATGGTTGCTCGCTTGTAGCCACCGCTTGCTGCACTTTCTGTACCTGTTAAACCTGCACCGATTGTAATTGTGTAGGCATCGGGATAGCGTAAAATTACAACGCCCGATCCACCTGCACCAGCTAGTGTGCCTGATGGCTGTCCAACACCCCCGCCACCTGCGCCAAGATTTGCTGTGCCTGAAGTGCCATAAGTATTTTGACCGCCATTTCCCCCACCCCCAGAACCCCCAATTCCAATACTTCCTGAGGCCTGAACTGCACCCCCGCCACCCCCTGCATAAGTGACGGACGATCCTGTAATAGAAGTGGCAATACCTGCTCCACCATTTCCACCAGAAACGCTGCTAATTCCATTAACGCCAACTGCTCCCGCGCCGCCACCACCGCCACCTACTCGCGTCACATAAGTCGGTGAGCCATCGTTTCCACTCCCACCTGCAAAACCCTGATTTGCCGTTCCTGAACCACCTGCAGTCGGTACTGCATCGCCCCCTCCGCCACCACCGCCAGAGCCTCCGAGCGCGCCTGTAATGCTGTCATAACGACCACCTCGACCACCAGCAATAGAAGTAATTGTCGAGAATACAGAATTGTTACCGCTGGTATTCAATGCACCGCCTGCGCCGACTGTCACGGTGTAGTTAGTTGCTTTAGCCAAAGACAATGCAGACTCTAAAGTTCCGCCACCCCCAGTTGCCGTAACTGTGCAGCGCAAACCTCCCGCACCCCCTCCACCTGCAAGCGGATTTCCCCCACCACCCCCAGATGCAACGACTAAATAATCTACGCTAAGAGGAGGAGCTACTGTGCTACCAGCAATAATTCCAATTAAAGGACTAAACATTATGCAATGCCACCTACTACTATCCAAGAATCAGCAGCAATCTTGATGCAGGCTGCTGACTTGTAACGAGCAAGGACTGGCTGTGCAAGCACTGCTCCTGCGCTTACTACAGTAGTCGTGCCAGATGTAACAGCATTGATAGTAGTTACTCCTGCACCCTTCTGATAAACAAGCAAAGTAGTGCCAGTAGGGAAAGCATAAGTCGCATCGGTTGGGATGCGGAAAGTGTTGGCAGAGGCATTGTCCATTGTGCAAATCGAATAAAGACCATCTGCCTTTACCGCTGTGTAAGTCGCACCAGTCTGTGCATTGACAGTAAGTCCAGCAAACTCTGTGTCGATGTCTTGACCAAGCAGGGCAATAGCCGTAGCACCATTCTTTACAAGGTCTGAGCTTGTAGGGACATCAAAGCCGAAATTAGTAGTTGTAGTTGCCATTAGGTTAGTGCTCCAGTCGCGTTAGTCCAAGTAAGTGTAGCATTTACGCCAGTCCAAATTAGTGAGGCTGGCAAAATTGTTTCCCATTGTGTAGTAGATAGTGAGAAGTCTGTGGCTGAGATATACAGGGTGATGTCCACATAAGTAGGAGTGGCGTTAAGTGCCACATTCTCAACAAAGCCGTCAAAGGTTCCATCAAGAAGGTTGCTAGGTAGGTTAGTGATAAGCACTGGCTGACCAAAGAATATTCCGATCAGGCTATCCAGCATTGCGCTTGGCATGTCTGGATTATCCAAACGGAAGCGGATTGCTCCTAGTGAGCCTCTAGGGTTCTTTCTAAGGTTTAACTCTCTGGAGGCAATATCAGTGATATCAGTAAGCCCCTTGATGTTTGACTCAGCCGACTTCTCAAACAAGCCGTAAGAGGCTATAGAGTCGCTATCAGAGGTACTGTAGGTAGAGCCGTAGCCCGCAGCGTACTTATAGATAAGGCTGTTGCGGATACGAGCGATCTGTGTCTGAGACTGGATACTGCTGGGAGTTGCATATGATCCATCAAGGTTAGTAAAGCCGTTAGCTGCCAAATAGTTAGAGCGATGGTCGGCATCGTCATAAGAGACATCGCCATCTTTCTCTTCATAGATTTGACCTAGTGCGCTAGTTGCTATCTGATCTACTAGGGTCTGTGACTTAGCCGTGGCACTAGCTGCAAGGTTAATCATTGTGTAGAAGCCTGAGTCAATAGTGCCAATATAAGTTTCAGCCTCAGCCCATGTTACTGTCGCAGGATAGGTAGCCCAAGTAAGCGTTGGAGTTACTTCTGCCCAAGAAAGGTTAAGGGCTGCACCTAGAATTTCTGCTATTTGTGCGCCATCTAGGGCTTCTGCAAGAGCTGTGTTATAGACAGCCTTTGTCAGTTTAGCAAGTGCACCAATGCCCAAGACTGTGCCAGTAGTAATAAAGCCTGTTTCATCTGGGCTTCTGACCCCAATGTTAAAGTCTGATACTTCTCCACCAAATACTGTGACATAAGTACCGCTGGAGTTCTTGAGTTCTAGAAGGATTGACTCTGTAACATTGATAGTAAAGGGTGTGTTGTCTGTGTTGATGATCTGAACTTGACAGTAACCAGCAGTGGGCTGGCGGTCAATGTCTAAGCGACCAGATGCAAAGGATACAGAGGTAACAGTTGTATAGACATCATCATTTATTGTCACTCGCCATTCTGGAATCCATGACATTAGACAGCGACTCTCAGCGTTCCTCGATCTGTCGCATCTCTTAATACTTGATCGATTGCCTCAGCAATAGCATTTGGATCACCAATGCCAGTGTTCACAATAATTGTGTTGCCTGTGTTGGTACTGCCATAACCCATAGCAGAACCCGGGAAACCGCTGGAAGCGTAGTTGCCTGCATTGCCTGAATATCCTACGCCTCCGCTTGAATCTGGCACGATAGGTACAGTCCTGCCCAAG